CAATGTTGTAACCTTGTATCACTTGCAAGGGTATTTCTCGGGCGCAACAATATTCTTTCAGTAAAAAAAGTTTGGAAACAATATCCTGTTGTTCTAGTCCTGGACTGTACAACCATTTGTTCCAAATCTGTTTGGCGACATGTTCTTGGCTATGGCTGCTGGGCCAAACACCGTCAACTACAAAATTGCGTAAGCTGTCTGAATCAACTAACTCAGACTTTTTTTCATCACTGTCAATTTCAACATCAAGCTTGCCCAACGCTGTGAGTTGTATAAACACAGCATGATAATCATTGCTTTGTTGCAATGCCATAATGGCTTGATTAATAATCCATTGATTGCTCACAGCCGGGCCTCCCACATCAACCAGTCTCAACCCTATACAACGTAGAATCTTGACCCAGGTAGGTCTTACCTGGCTGCCCCAGCTAATGCCGCAACCACTAATTAGAAATTTTTTGTTTGACAATGACATTGTTTGGGTCAAAATGATTTATTATTTGTGCTGTAGCACGGTCGGGACACTGCCCGCACACCGATTCAGGCTGTCCAATGTTGCTGATGAATTCAGCTAGATCGTTGTTGCTGTCACAGCCTTGATAGTTGACTATCTGAGTTTTGGCAACATCAATGATGTTGGCCACTGCTGGACATTTATAAAGTTTGCCACGATACAACACTGGAGTATTTGGGGCACCGCATATCTTGTGTGCTTCCTTGGGATCGCTGTTCCAAAATTCTATTTTATTTTCTTTTAACTTATAGGGAATTATAAAATCTTGAAATATGCTTTTGTAGATACTGACATTGTCTTTACGCCATTCAACTTGGCGATGATCCTGGGCAACAAACTTTTTTATCTGCCAGGCTGTTTTTTCTTTGAGAATAGATTTTATATTTTGATTTATGATACGTTCGTGGTCTTTTCTGTGTATACTAATCTGCATTTCAAATTGACCCAGGGTAAACCAAAATTTGGGGTCAATTCGATTGAGCAAATAACCATTGGTTATCAATCGAATAGTACTGTCAGGCCAGGCCTTGCGCACATCCTGACACACTTCGGTAAGTTCAGGGTGTAACGTAGGTTCACCACCAAATATGGTCACCACGGCTGGAGATATCAATTGAGACCAGCGATGCAGATCCCGCACAAGATTGTTGCGCGGCTCGACACCGTCTCTTGGCCAGTCGCTGAGACTAATACAACCTTTGCAGGCCAGGTTGCATGAATATGCAACCATTACATCAAGTCTAGGTAAGGTGTGCACTATATTTGTTGTGATACTGATCAAGCCAGTTGCCAAGCACTTTGATGCCAAAATGCTGAAACAACTTTTGTTTAACAGACTCTGTGTTAAAAAACAAATCCTCACAGGGAATAACACAATTGTAATTGTGTGATGGCTCAGCCCAGGGCAGTTGAGATTTAATTTCCGTTAATCTTTGTGCTCGAGACAATTCAGTGGGAGTAATGCCGTCGGCTAGCAAGCGAAGACTTAATACATCCATGTCAGGATTGACTTTGCGTATGAACTCGGGATCAACAGCAGTTTCTTTTAAAATTTTTAATTGTCCTAAAAAGTATTCAACGTTGGGTTCGGGGCTTAGATGTACTTTTAAAATTCTTTGTTCAATCACATACTGCCAAAGCTTGGGATCTTGTGGATTGGCAATGCGAACACTGCGTACATCTTTGAGATGTTGCACAGCTAGCTCAGTGTTCCTATGTGATGGGACTACATCATACAACTCACTGTGGCTAGACTGCGCCACAATCTTTGGATTGGGTTTTAAAAATTCTTGATTAAAAACATCTTTGACTTTGGTACGTTGATTTTTGTAATTTGTGTACTCTAAAGTCACACATTCTTTACTTTGACTTAAATTTGCACAAAAGTACTCACCACCAACGCCTTGATCGTAGTCAACAAATAAAAACGGCATGCTTACAATGATTGATAGATCTGCAACAATAATTTTGGATCATAAAACGCACTGTCAATCTTGGTGATTTGATCTACTACAATTTGATCAACACTTTCGAACGTGACTTCACCTTGCATTACACTGTCTTCGAGTGCGGAGTTTTTATTAGGTAGTAATGCCATTTCTCTGAGATTGTATTTTTGAATAAAATTCTCTTTGATGAAATTAGCTTCTTCGTAGCTGATTTCAATATCAAGTTGAACACGCACATGCATTTTGGCTTTTAACAACTGATCAGCATTGTCAATTACTTCGCTGAGATTGAATACTCGATATCTTGGTTGATTGTCCCAGGAATGGTACTTGGGCGCAGATCCCCACTCCAGCACCATCATGCCACGAGCATCATCGCCGGCGTCGGCAAAGTTGTGTGGGAAACAGTTGCCAATGTAGTTTACATTCTTTTTATTCTGACGCAGATGGAAATGTCCACTAAACACTTCGCCAATGCCTTGAAAATCATCAACTCGAATCTCTCCATGGTCTGGCATCTCCACCATGGCATTCATTTTGAAATGCGGCAATTCAAAGTGTCCAAACACATACTGTGATGATATTTTTTGCACACGTTTGTAGTCATCTCCCACCATCCAAGGAGCAATAGTAACATTACCATCAGTGAACCAGTCATTGACAATGTGAATGTTGGGAATGTGCTTGGCCCACTCTACTCCGTGGATGTCTCTGCGATCACGATAGTACAAATCATGATTGCCGGGGATAAAGTAAAAACGATCAAAGGCCTTCGACAGCTTTTCCAAGGCCCGCAGACTGTATTGCAGTGTCTGCAGATTGATGCTGGCACGATGATTGTGCCAATCACCTAAAAACAACCCGGTTTCGCAGCCTTCAGATTTAGCCTGGGCAATAAACCAATCTATAAATTGATCACAGTCTAAATTGTGTTGTAGACTGTTGCTTTTTAAACCCCAGTGAATGTCAGTGCAGACGGCTGCTTTTTTAAATAGATTACTCATCTATAGATTATACTACTCATCCAAACTAGATACGACCGGACCGGACATGGCTGCCATGCCAGCCTTGCCAGAATTCTGACGAGTCCAAGATGGATTAAGTCCGTTCATTTCTAGTATGTCATCACGGATGTTTTGATTTTTCTTTTCAATGTTTAGGATACGAGTAAAGCTATTAGTGATAGCGGCAGTATAATACGCAAAAGGGTTCTGCGATTTTGATTCATCGAACTGAAGTCCGATTTGACTGAGCTGTAGCAGGGCTTGTCCCCGCATTTCTTCGTTGTAGGTGTATCCACGCCAGTTGCTCCTTGTTGCATATCTTTCACACAGTTTCATAAACATCATGGCCAACTTGCGTGTCATATTGCCATGGTCCCGACTGTATTCTCCAGTTTCTAAATCGCCTTGCCAGTGACTTTTGCCCACGATGTAGGGCACTTTGTGATCTGTGACACGATAATGGAAAAAGGGAGGAAAGTTAACACGTACATTGGCCAACTCCACTACTGGGTCAAGCAAGTCATCCGCCTGATCCTCAGGCGGCAATTCTTCAAGACCCAAAATATCTTCAACAGTTCGTTTTTTCTTTGCAATCTTGGGAACTTTTTTAGGAGCCATTGGAATGTGTTCCCAGGTCATGATTCTAAAAACAATGTCAGTGTTAGGGATTTTTTTCTCATTGACTTCTACACCGGTTTCTTTGGTGAGACGAGTTGCTCGAGTTCTACGTGCTTCTGCAATGGTTTTCTGATTGATTTTGGTAACACTGGGCAAAATCATATCGTATTGATGGTCTGTGACTGGGTCCAGATAGCTACAATATGTGTTTTTGCTTAGATGAATCTCTTTCAAGATATCTTTGTTGTTTAAGTAATTTACTTTTGCTGGGGGTTTTGGTAGTAATGACATATGCTGTCGCATCTCCTAGATAATACTTATTGTAGCATAGAAACAACACTTGTCAACCTTTTCTTAAACATAGCCGTTTATTTTTTAGGTAAATATTCACAAGGACGACTGACATGGCAGAAAATACCAACCAAAGCATTTTTATTATCCAGGACCAAAGCGCCTACGATTCAAATGAAGGGTCTGACTTAGCTAATGGCCGGGAAGTCACGCAAGATGAATATAATGCTTGGGCAAACGATAATTTAGTTACAGCACTGGATTCCAACGGCGATCTTGTGGACATTGTTGGCGGTAATGACAAAATCAGCGTCACAGATGGCACTACAACAGTGGGGTATGATAATGTAGATCAACCTGGTGATGGAACTGGAGCAACATCATACTCTGTTGCAACAACATCAACTACGGTCGCTGACAGCACTAGTTCAGGGTTATCAACAACCACACAACAACAACTGGATCAGGCGCTTGAGTTTGAACTAACAAATCTTTCCCTTTCCAATCCTAATTTAGAAACTGCCGCTGGCCGTAGCTTGGCAATTCAAAATGCAAACCTGGCAGGTAATATATTAGAAGCTGATGGAAACGGATTTAATTTAACCACTGAAGAGCGGCAATTATTGCAAAGAGTTGTCAACGATGGATTGAATATTGCAGTTACCACAAGAGATACCATCAATCTAACACAAGAGGTCATCAACTCTGTTAAAAACATGTCAATCAGTGATTCAAGTTCTGAGACACTGGCACAATCCAAAGAACGAATAATTTCTGAATTTTATAACCAACTGACCCCAACAGAAAAAGCCATAGTAAACAGCTCTGGGCTTGGCGCCACAATTAATAATATTATAACTGGATTTGATCAACCTGGCGGAACACTGATTGCACCATCGGCTACAACTTTGGTGCCATACGCTATAGCCAACAATACGCTAAATTTAGATCTTACACAACGTGTCACTGATGCACTGGTTGCACAATATATCGGACAAAATGGCAGCATAACTGAAGAACAAATTCGGGCCATTGAAACGTTGGTACTGACACAAAATGCAATCAACACACAATCTGTGGGATTGCAAGCGGCAGATAGCAGAGCCGAACAGACTGCTGAAAACCAATTTGGTAATATAAATGTCAACGCCGAAGTTGCCACAGATGTAAACTTACCTACCACAGACCAAGGTGATACCGCAATTCAAACTGTGGAAGTCACGGCCAACACCAGCGTGTCAAAGGCCATTAGAGACTCCTTGGGGATACCCAATCAAGGCCCTATACTTGAAAAGTTAATTAACAAAGCCATTGACCTAGGCTTAAATCAAATACCTGGTTATAGCCAAGTTAACAATGCAATTGGAACAGCAAACAAAATAGTAGGTATTGGCGACATTGTAACCAATGTCAATCAAACACCAGCAGAAGCCGCATTGGCTCTGGCACGACTACTAATCCCACAAGTGAATCTTGTGGTCACTGGATATAATCTTATCAGTGGCAATGGAGGTGGTGGCGGAGGTGGTGGCGAAGACAATGTATCGTCAACTGGACCGAATGCAGTCAACCCTGGTGTTAATCCACAAGTACCTGCTGGTGGCGGTGGTGATGATGATTTCTTTGGTGGGTTGTTTGGTGGCACCGATGCTGATTTAATCACTGACGATGGATTTGTGTTGTCTGACCCTAATGATCCCACAAGTCTTAGAGTAGTACCCGAAGATCAATTCACAGAAACCGATGGCGGATTAAATGTCTTAACTGAAGAACTCAACACCGACGACATCAACTATGACCCTGACGCAGTTGATGCTGACGCCATACCAAACTATTATCCCAATGGTGTGCCATATGATGACGAAGGCAATTTAAATCCAGGCTGGGCTATAAATCCTGAAACTGGCGAACCCTATTACATTGGCGAAGATTATGTTGACCCAGGCACACAAGCATTGGCTGATGCTGCCAGAGAACAGGCAACTATTGCGGCAGCGACCCAACGTGCACGTAACCAACAAGCAATAGAAGTACAAAGAAAACAAGCCAACGAAGGTGACTGGCGTGTGCGTTTGAGATTGGCCGCCGGCGCAAATTACTTGTACAAAGACCCTGGCATCAATTCCGAAGGCATACTGTGGCCGTTGAGCATCACTGATGGAGTGATATTTCCTTACACTCCAAAAATTAGTTCAGCCTACAAAGCCAATTACTCATCATCAGATCTAACACACAGCAACTATAGAGGCTACTCCTACCAAAATAGTTATGTGGATGAAATATCAATCAACGCTGTTTTCACAGCACAAGACACCACTGAAGCTAACTATTTGTTGGCAGTGATACATTTTTTCAGAAGTGTTACCAAAATGTTTTACGGCCAGGATGCACAACGAGGAGCACCCCCTCCCTTGGTATTCTTGCAAGGACTTGGAGAATTTCAATACAACCTACACCCTTGTGTGGTGTCCAGTTTCAATTACGAATTGCCAAACGATGTTGATTATATTCGTGCCCGGAGCACAAATCAAGCCGGCACAAGCTTGTTACAACGCAGAGATCGTCAGACCTTGCCAACAAACTCACTATGGTCAAGTGTGGTGAGGCTGGCCAATGCTACATCAACTGGCCTACAGCCCGGCGCACTACGATACCCGCCCAGTGTGCCCAGTCTTGGTACCAACAGTCCCACTTATGTGCCCACAAAAATAGAAATTCAATTGTCTTTGTTGCCCATGCAATCTCGACAACAGATAAGTCAGCAGTTCAGTCTCAAGAACTTTGCAAATGGTAACCTCTTAAAAGGAGGATTCTGGTAATGGCCAATTATACAAGCACTAGTCCGTATTTTTTAACACCCTACACTACATTTTATCTTGACAGTATGGTGAATCGTCCCATCCCTCGGGAAAGCGATGACATATATTTCCGCATCAACCAAACATATCAATATCGTCCCGACTTGCTGGCATTTGACTTGTACCAGCAAAGTGAACTATGGTGGGTTTTTTATCAACGCAATCCCAACACATTGACGGCCCCGCCTTGGGATTTTGAAGCAGGCAAAAGCATTTATTTGCCCAAGATTACCACGCTTAGATCTACACTGGGTTTTTAAAACATGTCAATGACCTTAGAACAACGGGTTGCGGCAATCCTAAACAATCCCAATCTATCTGATAGATTCAAGGAAATTTTTTTACTAAATTGGCGCAACAGCTCACAGGATCTTCGGGCATTTAATAGAGCGGTGGCCATTGCTGAAACAAAGTCTGGCGAAACAGTATACACAGTGATGGTCAATCAAGACCCGGTGGCCAAAACTGCACAGGAAGATCAAGGACCGGGTACTCAAAGTGCCGGCACAGAAGTGGCAGCGGCACAAGCCGCAAGAGCAAACAATGCATCCACAACTAACCCACCACCTACAGTGGTTGCACCTGCCCCCACCAACACCAATGCAACACCGTATGCTCCAAACATTGATGCTGGCACCGATGACGCTACCAGGTACAGTATAGACACACAGGCCACGCCACCCAATACAGCGGCACCTTCGTACCCACCACCATCATCTCTACCAGGGCCAAACAATTACCCGCCTCAAGACTATCCCAATGAATATTATCTAGGATATCCGGCAGCAGGTCCTAACGCTGGGCAAGGTACACCTGCAAGCGCACCACCTGGTCAAGAGTACGACTACACATTTGGTGCAGTAACATCTCAAGATCCCGGTGCATCGGCTGCCAGTGATGATGGCACCACTGCAGGCATTGTAGATGCTGGTGCAGAAGATCCATATGGGCTTGGCGGCGGCACTAATTCAACCACACAAACTGGTGGTGTAACCAGCCCAGGCAGCAATACCAGCAATGAAATTACCACATTGGTCAACAAAACAGCCAGGCCAATAACTCCAAGATCCAACATACTAGATCAATATTCCAGTTACACCTACAGTGTTAGTTTATATCTAATGAGTCCTGAGGACTACAGTCGACTGTTGACAACCAAAAAAAGATATATTCCTGGATATCAACTGTTGATGCAGAGTGGTGGAGCCGCACAATTCTCAGCTGGATACTCTGGTGTGCCCAATGATTTAGAGCCCGGTGGAGTCAGTATGGCCCAGGGCCGCAATCAATTTTTTCCATTAGACTACTACATTGATGATGTTGAAATTAAAACCTTGCTAAGTGGCAAAGGCACCGGTGGTGCACACAACGCAGTTGAATTAAAATTTAAAATAATTGAGCCCAATGGTATTACTTTGCTAGACAACTTGTACAAGGCCACACGCCAGTACATCGAACAAGGTGGAGGCGCAAGTACCAGCACATCAAACAAAAATTATGCGGCTCAGAATTATCTTATGGTGATTCGTTTTTATGGCTATGATGAAAACGGCAACTTGATCACTAATCCAGGAGTGCGAGATACATCCGGTAAAACAGATTCGGCAGCCATTGTTGAAAAATTTATTCCATTCCAGTTCACTGGTATTAAATTTAAAATAGCCAACAGATTGACTGAATATGACTGCACTGGAGTATGCCCGCAAAACGTGATTGGTAGCGGCCAAGGTCGAGGTGTAATACCGTTTAACATAGAATTATCAGCCACAACACTGCAAAATTTATTAAACGGCACAGCACAATTTAAACAAACCACTACAGTGGCCGATGATGGACGTGAAGTCACAGGATCTATAGCCACACCTGACAAAGCCAACACCGCACCCAATCCCACGCTGACCACAGGATTGGCACAGGCTCTCAACAAGTATCAATCTGAGCTGCAAAATGAGGGCACATATGGACTGGGTGATGTATACAAGTTTGTAATCAGTCACCCCGAGCTGGCCAATGCCAGCATTGTGCCACAGGGAGAAATTGATAGAAAAAGCAAACCCATGATACAAGCAACATCGGCGGCGCAAGCCAATGATGGAGATAAACAAAGCGTCAACAACAAAGCCAAAACAGTCAGCGCCACTGCCGGTATGTCGATAGTTCAGTTCCTGGATCTAGTAGCAAGAAGCAGTGATTACATTTATAAACAACAAAACAAAATAATTGACACCAATGGTGATGAAATTCCGCAAGGAACTTCGGCGCAGGCGTTTGCTTGGTACCGCATAGGGATTCAAGCCAAACCCATTGGATCAGACCCCAAGCGCAATGATGATGCTTACGAAATAACTTATGAATTAGCACCCTACGGTGTCAATGACATCAAGAGTGAGTACTTTCCAAGAGGTAGATTTAGAGGCGCACAAAAAAAGTATGCTTACTGGTTCACAGGACAGAATGCCAGCGTGTTGAATTTTGAACAAGACTTTAACTATTTGTATTATATCACAGTGAACAGCCGACAAAAACGCCCATCAACCAAGGGTACTATTGATTATCGAGAAGTGGAAAAAAGACTGTTTGCACCCAACAGCCCGCAGACTAACCAGGGTGTTGACTCTTGGTACACCAATGAACCCAGCGCCAATGCCGCTGACTATTTGTACAGCCCATCAGATCAATCACGAGCCAAATTGACTATCATAGGAGATCCAGCCTGGATTGCACAGGGTGAAGTTTGGTCCGGTATTCGGTCCAGTAAAAAAACCTACAACAATGATGCAGATGTTTATTTTGATGCATTTTTAAATGATGGTACTATTAACTTTGATGCCAGGGAAGCCTTGTTTGAAATTGAATTTAACAAACCAGTTGACTATAACTTAGACACTGGGTTAATGAATCCCAACGCTCCCAATGTCACTACACAAAATTATGTGTACAAAGCCATACAGGCTGTGAGTGTGTTCAAGCAAGGAAAATTCACACAAGAACTTGAGGGTGTGCTGTTGATATTTCCAGACAGCATCAGCAAAACCACACAGATTGTCAAGAATGGATTTGAAAATACCACCACTGACAATGTTTTTTCTACAGGTCCAACCCAGGCTGATGCTGCCACTGCTAGACAGCAACAAACAGACGCTCCCAACTTGTCATTAGACATAACTGGTCGAATTGGAACAGGTGCTCTTGGCAGTGGAGTATATTATGATGATCCCTTAGGTGGCGTTTACTCTAACTCTACAAATACACAAGCCACAGCCTACAACCCGGTGTTATTGGCTGAAACTACCAATAATCCAACTGGTCAAGATACTTCGGCGTCAACATATTTTGACGGCTTTGAACAACCACTGTACCCATCTGACAATGCTCCTCCCACCAGTGGCGGACAGCCCATTGGTGGCAACGGAATCAACAACATAGTTGTCAACACCAATGGCCAAGATGGCAGTATTAACACAGCAAACAACAATGACACCAACAACATTGGTGCCAACTTCTTGCCACCCAATGAAAGTGTAACAGTGATTGCTGGACCCAACTTTGTAGACATACAACCAGTACAGGTGGCAGTAAAAACAATTCAAGGTGATGTTATAACTGTAAGTACATCGTCAGAGGCTGCTGAGTTGTACGGCCTAGGCGTTATTTCAATGCCAGAGTACAATCGTGCAGTGGTGGTTATTAATGCCTTGCAGGCTGCACAACAGCCTCAACTGGGTACCACTACACAGCTTTTAAGGAAAGATGATTAATGTCAACTAATATTCAACGCAACAAGGGTCGCGGCAGTTCCTATAAATTTGACAGGGGCGGCGTTCCTACTGAATTTGGTCCCTACGTGGGCATTGTTAAAAACAATGTTGACTCTACTAGATCAGGACGTTTACAGGTTTACATTGAACAGTTTGGCGGCAACAATCCCGAAAACAAAACATTGTGGAGAACAGTTAGCTACATCAGTCCTTTCTACGGATCAACACCACAGAATAGTGCAACAACGACCACAGGGGTCGGCAATTTTAAAGGAAATGCACACAGTTACGGTATGTGGTTTACACCACCTGACCTTGGTGTAAGTGTGATTTGCTTTTTTGTAGCTGGAGATCCCAATCAAGGCTACTACCTTGGCTGCATACCTGACCCAGGATCTAACCACATGCTGCCAGCCATTGGCGCCAGCAAAAAATTTGCCACACAGACTGATTCACAGGCATCGTTGGCTCAAGGGGCCAACGCATTGCAGTTGCCAGTGGTAGAGATCAACAATGAAAATCAATCCATACACGATAATCCAAGATTCTGGACCGAAACAAAACCAGTGCACAGTTATGTGTTTGGAGTACTCAGCAATCAAGGCTTGTTAGGTGACTATATCCGTGGAGCAATTGGATCTAACAGCCAACGAGAAAGCCCTAGTGCGGCATATGGAATAACCACACCAGGTCGACCCATTTATCGTGGCGGCAGTAGTGAAACAGACATACAAGATAAACTAAACAGTGGTGCATTGAAATTGCAAGACGTCAACATTGAAGGTCGACGAGGCGGACATTCGTTGGTGATGGATGATGGAGACATTCAAGGCAAAGACAATCTAGTGCGCTTGCGATCAGCCAAAGGGCATCAAATTACCATGAGTGATGAAGCAAATTGTTTTTACTTTATTCATGGCAATGGTCTAACCTGGTTGGAATTTGGCGAACAAGGCACAGTTGATATCTTCAGCACCAATAGTGTAAATTTAAGAACTCGTGGCACAATAAATTTACATGCCGACAAAGACATCAACATCAATGCTGGTGGCACACTGAACATACGAGCCAAGGCCATGAATATTGAAAGTCAAACTTCAATGAATCTCAACAGCACTGATAAACTGACTCTGTACAGTAAATCCAGTATTGGTGTAGGCAGCGATGGTAGTATATCTGTCAACAGTTCAGGCGGAGGTTGGAAAACAGATGGCACATTGTCGTTGAAAGCAAGCCGAATTGATTTAAACAGTGGCAGCAGTCCTGACAGCGTCAGTGCCCCTAACAAAATATCTGAGTACAAGTTAGATGACACTTACTTTAATGGTTCCAGTGGTTGGCAAGTAAAACAAGGAGCATTACAAACCATAGTAACTCGAGCCCCCACACATGAACCTTACCCCTATCATAACAAAGGTGTTTCAGTCAATGTTGATCTTGGCGGCGGATCAGGCCTTGGTGATATTGGTATAGAAAATCTGGGATTGGCCGATGCTCTTGGCTCGGTCACCGGTGTGTCAATTACTGATCCCATAGACTATGCAGATGTATTAAGTATTGGTCCAGCTGACATTACTGTGGGTAGTTTAAATGAAGCACAAGTCACTGGGCTTGTGGCACAGGCAAAATCGTCAGTGGGGCAGGCAGCCAATGTCATTAGTGTTGACAAAGGTATTGGACAGTTTGGATTCAAGCCCGAAGGGCTTGAAGCTGCTGGATTATTAATGCCAGGGGCATCAGAGAGATTATCAAAGATTGTGCCCGGCGTGCCCACTGCGGTTGACATTGCGCAAGCTACAAAATTGGGAATGTCACCAGTAGATGTGGCCAAGCAAAGAAAAATCAATGAAACGCTGGCATCACCAGGACTATGGACTGGTAACAAAGGAGTGACTGGGCTTGACTCTTTCCTGGCCAACCCACAATTGCAAAACACCACACAACAGCAACTAATGACCACTGCACTTCGTGGACTACAAAGTGCAGGCGTGGCCAATGGAAAAGAGTCAGCCAACATACTAGGCCCGTTGGTTCAGAGTGCCACGTTGTTTGGTGTGGCAGCAACCACTGCTTGGTCCAAAAACACAGCAAACACAGCAACTAAAACAGCCATTAATCAAACAGTGAAAAATGCTCAGTACAGCACCAATTTCATTGACACTAAGGCAAGTACACTGGTGGGATTTGGTAAATCAGCCGAAAGTTCATCTAACACTGTTAATCGCCAAGGAGTGGACTCGTCTGTGAAATCCTCGATTGGTGACACCAAGATACCTAGTCCCAGTTATAAAACAGTGGTACGAGAAGACACACCACAAAGCGCCGCCGAAACTGAACGCGACAAGTTTTACACAGCCACAGACAACTATAAAAATTGGGCAGATTCAATCAAATCTCAACTTGATGGCATTTATGGCGATTTACTGGCACTAGAGTCCAGCGCCACTGTGTCATTGACACAAGTCACTGCCCTGGATAGTCGTTTTCAAACTATTAAACAACAGTACAACGGGCAAAAAGCATCCTACATCAACATCATTGAATCTCTACGACAGTCCGCCAGTCCTGAACTCAAAGCCGAATTTAACAACGAGACTGCAACAGTGAATGCAGTTGCTAGAATTATTCTTGGCATAAGTCAAGCAATTCAAGAATTGATTATCTTGCTCCGTAACAGAGCCCGGTAAACAACTCCATAAATATTGATATGCCAGCATTTATTGGATTTAGCACTGTTGATCAAAATAAAAAGTTCACGTTAACTGACGTGGCGTTGATCAAACGCGACCTAGCAAATGCTTTTAATATACAACAAGGCGAAAAACCCGGCAGGCCTGGCTACGGAACCACATTGTGGGGTTTTATATTTGAGAGTCAGGCTCCTGAAACCATACAGGCCATTATAACTGAAATTCAACGTGTGGCAGCACAAGATCCTCGAGTGTTCATCAGCAATGTTCAAGTTTATCCACAAGAAAACGGAATATTGATAGAACTACAAGTGCAGGCAGTGTCTAGTAGCAGTGCAGAAAGATTGTCAATATTTTTTGATCAACAATCTCGTCGAGCCACCTTTATCTAAAACTACTCAGATAATTTGTCCAATAAATACTCTATACACGAGGCAATATGGCAAAGACAGCAAGACAAACCGCAATATTCGGCGTAGAAGATTGGAAAAGATTATATCAGACTTACCGAGAAGCTGACTTCCAAAGCTACGATTTTGAAACTCTACGCAAGAGTTTTGTAGACTATCTACGCCTTTACTATCCTGAAACTTTCAATGACTACACTGAAAGTTCAGAATTTATTGCATTGCTTGATGTCATGGCATTCATGGGGCAGGCATTGGCCTTCCGCAATGACTTAAATTCTCGAGAAAATTTTCTAGACACCGCTGAGCGTCGCGACAGTGTTGTGAGACTGGCAAACCTAGTAAGTTACACGCCCAAACGCAACACCGCGGCCGAAGGATACTTAAAAGTGGTTGCAGTAAACACCACTGAAAACATCAATGATTTTAATGGCATCAATTTGGCCAACATCACCATTGATTGGAATGATCCCACTAATCCAAATTGGCTAGAACAATTTACAGCCATAGTCAATGCCGCGTTTATTGACAGTCAAAAATTTGGTCGGCCAGGCAACAAAACCAGTGTGTTGGGAGTGGAAACCAGCGAATACACAATTAATTTGATACCTGGATTTTTGCCAATCATACCTTATACTTCGACTGTGGATGGGGTAAACATGCCATTTGAAGTCATCAGTGGTACCACCCTGGGCAAAGATTATGTGTATGAGCCTAGCCCAAGACCCAGTGGAGCATTCAATATGCTATACCGCAACGACAATCTGGGGTTTGGCAGTGACAACACTGGATTTTTCTTTTTGTTTAAACAAGGTGTACTGCAAGATCAAGATTTTAATCTGGCAGAGGCTATTCCTAATCGCACAGTAAACATCAACATTGAAGGTTGTAACGAACAAGATCATTGGCTTTATAAACTAGATAATCTAGGCAGTGTTTCTTCAGAGTGGACTTATGTAGAAAATATCTTTGCCGGAGCAGTGGAGCAACTGGCACCAAATCAACGAACACTGTACAGCATAACAAGTCGAGCCAACGATCAAGTGACATTGACATTTGGTGATGGGGTATTCTCCAGTGTACCAGTGGGACAATTTAGAGTGTATGTTCGAGCCAGTAATGGACTTGAGTACATCATCAATCCCGAAGAAATGCAAAACATTCAAGTACCAATCAGCTACATTAGTCGCAATGGTAGACTTGAAACCATCACGTTTACCTGTGGATTAACAACGCCAGTTACAACTGCACAGGCTCGTGAAACCATTGCTGACATCAAACAGCGAGCACCGGCTAGATATTACACACAAAATCGCATGGTCAACGGCGAGGATTACAACAACTTTCCGTTTACCAAATTCAACAGTATTATAAAAAGCAAAGCAGTCGCACGTTCTGCCGTGGGCACAAGTCGATACATTGATTTAACTGATGTCACTGGCAAGTATTCAAGCACAAACATTTTTTCCAGCGATGGTGCATTGTACCGAGAAAATGTCTTGCCTAGTTTTGAATTTGACTGGTTTAATCGCAACGACATAGTTGACATTATAACCAACAGCATTGAACCAATTATTCAGGGTCGTAGCATGTTGCAGTTTTACTATGACCCCAAGAATTTCGCACGGCCTTCACTCACAGTGCTGGCCGCAGGCTGGAGTCAAAGCACTACTCTGATTAATCAAACCACAGGATATTTTTATCAAAGTGTCCCCACAAACCCACTTCCAATTGGCAACTATACAAACAGCAACGCCAAGTACATCACTGTGGGCAGCTTGATTAAATTTATTGCACCAACTGGCTACTTTTTTGATCCAAACAATAGACTGCAAGCTGGTATCCCCACTAGAGCCGACGAAAAATTGTCAGTGTGGGCCACAGTGATTGATGTTGTACTTGAAGGAACAGCGCAAGGCCTGGGTAATTTACCCGACGGCATTGGCCCAGTTACACTAAACAATTTTATCCCATCTGGTGCCCTGGCAGATGTAGTAATACCAAAATTCATTGATGATTTGCCTTCAAGCATTGAGCAGGCAATGATTCAACAGATTGAACTTTTGAGAAACTTTGGCCTAGGATTCAACAACATCACCGGTGAATGGTATTTGATTACCAGCACCAATTTGGCCATTGACGCACCTTTTAGCAGAATAAATGCACAAGACACACAAGGTCTTAATCTTGATGCGTCTTGGTTGATTGAATTCATCACAAACGGACAAAGCTATGTGGTCACTAGTCGTGGTCTTGACTACAAATTTGCCAGTGTAATTGAAACAAGATTTTTATATGATGCCGCAGGTGAAGTTTATGACAGCAGAACTGGAGCAGTGATCAATGATTTTGTGCGGGTACTAAAAACAAATTCAAGACCAGACAGCAATGTTCCGCTGCCTACAAACATTACCATGGACATTATTGGGCAACCAATACAAAGCGATGGGTTTGTCAATGACTATGAAGTCATTGTCAGCTTCCAAGACAGTGATGCTGATGGTGTAGCCGATGATCCAGATTTCTTTTACGAAATTGTAGCACCTGAAGTATTGCCCAACAGTAAACTGGTATTCTTCCAGCAAGTTGTTGATTTTGATAATCTTGAGCGATATCTGCCACTAGAGCCTGGCATTGTAAACAGCAGTTATGCCACTCTTGATGACCTTGAGTTAGACAAGGCTGATTATGTCAACGGGCAGATCTTTTACACAACCACCAGCAAGTTATTCTATGAACTTGTGATAACTGTGGTCAATGGTACTACGCAACGAGTATTGATTCAGCGATTTGATTTTGCCGCACGTACTGGTCGTAGCTCGCTGGGCTTCCAATACAGACACAACAGTCCATTGAGCAATGTAATTGATCCAGGTATTACCAACATCATTGACATGTACTTGGTCACACAAGCATATTACACTGCATATCAAAACTACATTAAAGACACCACTGGCACAGTGACAGAACCTAGCCCACCAACATTGAATGATTTGTCTACAGCTTACAGTTCGTTGGATGACTACAAAATGGTCAGTGACAATCTTGTGTTTAATAGTGTGACATTCAAGCCATTGTTTGGAGCCAAGTCACCATCGCAGTTGCGTGGAACTATAAAAGTAATAAAGGCACCAAATACTGTGGCCAGCGACAGCGAGATAAAAAGTCAAGTGATAGCAAACATCAACAATTACTTTACCATTGATAAATGGGATTTTGGCGATAGCTTCTTTTTCTCAGAGCTATCGGCTTACCTCCATGAAAGAATGGGGTCAATAGTTAGTTCTGTGGTATTAGTACCACTTAATCCCACCAAGACATTTGGTGATTTGTACGAAATTAGAAGCGCACCAAATGAAATTTTTGTCAGCGCGGCCACAGTCAATGATGTAGAAGTGATCAGTGCATTAACACAAAGTAATATACGTAGCCAAACACCAGTGGCCGGAATATACCCAAGTAACACCACTTATCAAGGCAGCAGTAACGGAGGTGTTGTATAATGGCTTTACGTAGAACCGTAGATCTTCTACCCGAAATTTTTAGAACAGACACCAACAAAAAGTTTCTATCCGCCACCCTGGATCAATTGACGCAAGAGCCCAATTTAAAAAGAACCAAGGGTTTTGTAGGACGGCGTGTTGGTCCCGGAGTCAATCCACTTGACAATTATGTTGTTGAGCCCACAGCCAATCGAACAAATTATCAACTTGAGCCAGGCGTAGTATTCTTAAAAGATGGCACCGAAGTTGCCGAGGATGCAATAACATACCCAGGCATGATAGACAGTCTTGCCCTGCAAAAAGCCAATGTTCAACGCCAGGACCGGTTGTGGTCCAGCGAATATTATTCCTGGGATCCATTTTGCGATCTAGACAAATTTACAAACTACAGTCAGTATTATTGGTTACCAGCTGGACCCGACAGTGTAGATATCAGTACTACTGTAATTCCATTAACTGATAACTTTGATGTAACTCGCAACACCATGAATTACACCTTCTCAGGTGTGCCAGGCACAAATCCTGTGATTACACTTGCACGTGGCGGAAATTACACTTTTACTGTAAATCAACCAGGGCATAAATTTTGGATACAGTCTGCGCCAGGGGTTGACGGGGTACTACCAGCAACCCCTAATGTCAGCAGTAGAACAGTGTTGGGAGTGATCAACAATGGTGAAGATCAAGGACAGGTTGAATTTTATGTTCCTCTCAACACAGCACAAGATTTTTATTATAGTTTAGCAGAAATAGCTCCAGTTGATTTAATTGCAACTACTATTAAATTTAATCAAGTCAACAATGTTTATGTAAGCACATTTTTGTCACAATTCCCCAAAGGCATTGACGGCGTCACACAGCTCAATGGCAGAACTGTGGTATTTACTAACAAAATTCAAGGTACCGAAGAAGGTGGTTGGCAAATCACCACCATGTTTGATCCAATACTTGATTCAGGTGTGCCCGGCGCCTTGGGCACTTACGACACAACTACATTTGATCAAACCACTGATATTACAGCACTGAGTCAACGCTACGGTGTGTGGAAAATAAATTATGTCTACGATGAAGACAACAATCCATACATGAGTTTAGAGCGCATAATTGAAGTTCCAACTCTAACTAAATTTCGTGCATTGTATGGTACACAATGGAGTAGTACATACTGGTACAAAGATTCCAGTGGTTACTTTGTTCAGCAGCCGTTGCTGACAGCAGTGCAAAATACACTGTATTATCAAGACAGCGAAAACCCAGCAATTTTTGGTCAGATTAAATTGGTGGATGCAAGTCAAACACAGCCAATTGACGTCAATGAAATTGTTGGCTCAAAGACCTATACCAGTCCCAATGGCATTGTGCTAACCAACGGGTTAAAAATTCAATTTCGTGGACCTACTACACCAGCTCAGTATGAAAATTTAGAATACTATGTTGAAGGTGTTGGCACTGGCCCAGGCATCAACCAACGAATTGGATTCATCAACGGAGAAGCCTATTTTGGTGATTTCCATATTGTCAGTGGACAAAAAATCACAGGACTGTCAAACACAACCACATATCAGCAATATATCTACGACACAGTCGAGGAAAGTTTATTGAATTTTGGTGTTGGTGGCCCAGATGGTTCCCCACTCCCACAGCAGTCAATCTTTACAACAAACATTGGTAACGGAATTAAATTAATTCCAGTGCAAGACATGGTAACTCCGGAGCAATACACAAAAAGTGGATTGTTACCGTATAGTAGTACCCCTTACGACATTGGTGGATATGATGCTAGTTTAAATGCACCATTGATCCCAGACTATCTCACCATCAATCGAGCAAGCCAGGATAGGAATTCTTGGAGCCGAAGTAATCGTTGGTTCCATGTGGATGTCATTAATTACAGCGCAGCCATAAATGGCACAGTTGCAGTATTTGACAACGAACTAAGAGCCAAGCGACCAGTTATCGAATTCAATGCAAATCTGCATCTTTGGAACTATGGCACAGAATTTAAACAATCAGTAAACATTGTGGATTTCACTCAAACTGATGCATTGAGTGCTGTAAATGGACAGCCCGGATATGGTGTAAATGGTTACACTTTTATTGATGGCACCACAGTTATATTTGCCGCTGACAAGGATCCTGCAGTTCGCAACAAAATCTATCGTGTTGATTTTATTGACCCAACTAACTCAGGTACATTGATCATTGATTTAGTGCCAGTATTAAATGCTGATGCATTGATCAATCAGGTGGTGGTCAGCTTGAATGGATTGACTCAGCAAGGAACAGTGTTTTGGTTTAATGGGGCTACCTGGCAAGCCGCACAACAAAAAACCAGTGTAAATCAAGCACCGTTGTTTGACGTCTACGATCTTAATGGCATTAGCTTTGGTGATCGAGCCTACTACCCTAGTACCACATTTGAAGGTACTAGATTATTTGGCTATGCTGAAGGCGGCACCAACATAACAGACGAAGTAATTGGGTTGAGTTTAAAATTCTTAAACATCAACAATGTTGGAGATATTGTATTCTCAAACTTCTTCTACGATGATGCATTTATCTATGTCAAAGACAACATCAGTGTTGACACCAAAGTTGGCACTGGATTTGTAAGACAATACTTTGATCGAGTCAGTTTTAGTAATCAACTAGGCTGGCAAACTGCGGCTGCACCCAATCGAAGCAGACAAGTTTTTAGGTTCACTGACACATCTACCAGTTTGATATTAGATGTACCGGTGGATCAAGCGTCGGTGTTCCCGCCAGTGCAAGTCTATGTTGATGGGAAATTCTTTGATCCTGGACAGTATTCTTATTCAGTCAGTGACATCAACACCACTATAACATTTTCTACTTTGCCGCCAACTGGCAGTGTGGTTGAAGTACAAGCAATTAGTAATGTAAAAAGCTCAGTGGCATTTTATCAAGTGCCTTTGAATTTAGAAAGCAATTCGGTCAACAAAAACAGTTCAGAGTTTACGCTTGGTACAATTAGAAGTTACTATAACAGCATTGGACAGAATTTAAGAAATGTTCAAGGCAATATCAATGGGGCCAACAACACCAGAGACCTAGGCAATCTAATACCTTACGGCACTGAGATTATACAAAACTCCAGCCCAATGATGCTGACTGGTGTATTTTTACGTCGACAACAATACGAGTTGTTTAGTGCATTGAATTTCAATAGCACTGAGTATGTAAAATACAAGGCATTGGTATGCGACTTGTCGGCCCAGGGCGATTTCATTAATTATACTCCGACCCAAGTGCTTGATGCTGTACTGCAACAGATTAGTTCTGGTAAAACCGAAATCAATCCATTTTATTGGTCTGACATGTTGCCTTCTGGTGAAACATACACCGAACTCAACTATACTGTGTCTTTGATCAGCACAGACACTTTTACCTTGAGTAGAAGCTATGATTTTACTTCTAGTAATTTCCAAGGACTATTGGTTTATTTGAATGGTACAATATTGACAATGGGATATGATTACACAGTGCCGGTTGATACCGCAGCCATTGTTGTTTCTGCGCCGTTAACAATCAATGACAAAATTACCATACGTGAGTACCCCACCACCTACGGTAATTTTGTACCAAACACGCCTACAAAAATGGGATTGTATCCAGCATACAAACCAGAACTGTACACAGACCTTAGCTACGTAACGCCAACTGATGTTATTCGTGGTCATGATGGTTCTATCACAGTGGCATTTGGAGACTATCGAGATCAGGTACTGTTGGAATTTGAAAATAGAATTTTCAACAATTTAAAAATCAGATCGCCGATACCTCTGGATCTGTCTGATGTAATGCCCGGCGAGTTTAGAACCACCGACTACACCTTGGGCGAAATTAATGACATATTGGCAGTTGACTTTTTATCCTGGACTGGCTTTAACAAACTAAACTATTCGCAACAAACGTATTTGGCCAGTGATCCATTTACCTACAACTATAGTCAAAGCGGTAACAGATTAAATGGAGAACCGTTGCTGGGTGCCTGGCGCGGAATCTACAATTATTTTTATGATACTATAAGCCCAAACACTACTCCCTGGGAGATGTTGGGATTCAGCGAAGAGCCATCATGGTGGGCTGACCGATATGGTCCTGCACCTTACACATCTGGCAACTTGGTGCTTTGGGGCGATCTTGAACGCGGATATGTAGCCGATCCTGTTGATCCTAAAATAATTCCCAAATATGCAAGACCTGGCCTTACTTCAGTTATCCCCAGCGACAGCGAAGGCGGCTTAGCAGATCCATTGACTGCGGTGGCCGGTAACTTTGACACCACTAGCTTCCGACGTAGTTGGGCATTTGGTGACGACGGGCCAGTCGAAGCCGCCTGGCGCTCTAGCTCAAACTGGCCGTTTGCAGTCATGCGCTTGTTGGCATTGACACGCCCGGCTGAATTTTTTAGTCTGTTTGTGGACCGAGATCTCTACAAATTTGATGACACAGTGGGGCAATACCTTTGGAATAATCGAGCAAGACTTGAAGCACAAAACATTGCACCCTTGTACGGCAACGGTGAAAGCAAAGCCAGTTATATCAACTGGATTATTGATTATAATCAACAGTTGGGAGTCAACAGCACTACACAACTTGAAACCACATTGAATAACATTGATGCTCGGTTGTGCTGGAGGCTTGCGGCATTTTCAGATAAAAATTATCTCAAGTTATACACTGAAAGATCTACACCAGGTGGCACAAACACCAGTTTGTTGTTGCCCGATGAAAGCTATCAAATTTTACTGTACCAAAATCCAGCATTTGATCAATTGACATTTAGTTCAGTTATTGTGCAAGTGACTGATGATGGCTGGGCAGTGTTTGGATACAGCACAATGTCCAATTACTTTGATATATTCCAATCTAAGCCCAGTGGTCTAACCACTGAAGTGATTGCTGGCGGCAGTGCAGAAACAATTCCCATAGAATACACATCAAATGTTGTGCAAGTTCCGTATGGATTTGTGTTTACAAACAGAGCCGCAGTCTGTGATTTCTTGTACAGTTATGGCAAGTTTCTTGAAGCACAAGGCATGACATTTGACGGCGTAGAAAACGGCTATGTCATGGACTGGAAACAAATGGCAGTTGAGTTCCTTTACTGGAGTAATCAGGGATGGAGCAGTGGTGGCATCATCAACCTTAACCCAGGCGCGGCCAAAGTCAATGTGATCAAGCCAGGTGCTGTGGTCGAGAGTTTAACACCCACACGCATCAATAATATTATATTGAATCAAAATAGACAGCCATTGCCCAAGGCAGATTTAATAATCAATCGATTGGGCAATGACTTTAATATTGTTACCACGTCTTCAAATACCATCAACTATCTACAGTTGAGATTCACTGCCTATGAACACATCATTGTTTTAGACAACCGCAGTATTTTTGCTGACTTGATTTATGATCCAATAACTGGAGCTAGACAAAGCAGAATATTAGTGAATGGCTGGTTGAGTGGTGACTGGAATGGCACAGTCAATGCACCGGGCTTTGTGTTAAATCAAGACAACATACAAGAATGGAAATCCAGCCAGAAGTACAGCAAAGGCGACATTGTATTATTTAAAAACGAATACTGGAGCGCGGCATTAATTGTACCAGCAAGTCAAGAATTTGATTATGCTGTTTGGCTAAAAAGCGATTATGCACAAGTTCAGAAAGGGTTGTTGCCCAACGCCGCCAATGCCAGCGATCAACTGGCATTATCATACAGCACTTACAATGCTAACTTGGAACAAGAAACCGATTTGTTCAGTTATGGGTTGATTGGATTTAGACCACGCGATTACATGCAGGCCCTGAATCTAGATGATGTCAGCCAAGTAAATCTTTATCAACAGTTCCTGGGCAGTAAAGGCACACGCCGTAGCACTGAGTTGTTTAGTTTTGCTGATCTTGGCAAAGAAACTGCACAATATGATATCTATGAACATTGGGCGGTATTAAGAAGTGTGTACGGCGCCAACGCCAACAGAAGTTATTTTGATCTAAGATTAAATCAAGCTTTGTTGCCCAGCGACCCCAGCATCATACAAGTTGTACAACCAGAACAAGTCAGTCAGGCTGACCAAACTGTGCTAGTGTCAGATATATGGCAAAGCAGTTACAAGATTACGTCGCCCAACATATTACCAACAACCTTGACAACACCAACTGACATTGGATTACCGTCTGCTGGTTATGTTAGTTTAAGTGATGTTGACATTACTGTGTTTGATTTAGTAGATCCAACAAACATAGCCACAGCCATTGATTCAATAGGTGTGGGAACCACAGTGTGGGTAGCCAAAGTCAATACCTTTGATTGGAATGTGTACATAAGTCAAAAGGTATCTGGCAGCGTTGTGCAAGTTGAAGACAACTTAAACGGATCTTCTATTGCTACATTTGATGCTGTGCATGGACTAAAAGTCAATGATATTGTTATAATTAAAAACTTTTCAGACACAATCAATGGAGTATATCATGTACTTGCAACACCTACCCTGGAATCTATCACCATTGACTACACATTTGCTGACAATCAATCAACCGAAGTTGGCACCGGTCTAGCATTGACTCTTAAAACAACACGAGTATCACAACCCAGCGACATCTTGAATTTAGATTTTGCTGACCAATTGATACCCGGGGTCCGTGTCTGGGTTGATGATAACGGAACTGGTAGATGGGCCACACTAGAAAAAACTGATCCCTTTATTGAAGATGCTACACTGACGCCAGCCACACTCTATGAGCGAAGTTTATTTGGGGCCAGTGTTGCTCAAGGATTGTTTAATTCAAGTGCAATGGTTGGGGCACCGGGTTACAACCCCAATAACCTAACAAATGCTCCAGGTGGTGTGTACACTTTTGTACGAACTGACCAGGACATCTATGCCGAAAACAGTATTTTAAGTATAAATGCAACTGATACAGTTGGGTACGGCAACGCCATGGACATTGGCGACAAAAATTGGGGAGTGGTTGGTGCCAGCGCAAGTAACAATTATAGCGGATATGTAACAACAATTTATGTTGCGTCGAGCAGTAGTTTCTTTGATCAACGACAACTATTAGTACCGCCGGATCAGGAATTTGGCGCAGCAGAATTTGGTTATTCAGTGACCATGTCTCAAAATGAACAGTGGATGTTTGTGGGTGCACCTGGCAAAAACAAAGTGCATGCTTACACACAGGTTCCAGTACAACGCCAACTTATAACTTATGTAACTGATGGCCAACTTGGCAGTTACAATTACAACGATTACATGTCGGTTACTCCAGGACAGCCAGAACAAATCAGTGTGGTGTTAGACAACACCTTATTGGTGTACGGAGTCAATTACACAGTAACAGCAACTGATGTCATATTGGCTAGTATTCCAGTGGCGGGATTGGAATTGACCATCACACGTAAAAGTGGTGTGCAATTAGATCGCGGCATCTATTTTGATGTAGTGCCAACTTCTACTTCTGGCTCAGGCATTAATGCAACATTTACTGTGAACCGGGTGCGTGGTGTTTATTACACAACTTTGCAAGATGCTGGGTCCGGCTACAATGTGGCAGACACTATTACTATTTCGGCAGCATCTGTTGGCGGCGGCACAAGTCCAGCCAACGATTTGGTGTTGACAGTCACTGACGTCAGTCCTGGTGGCACACTGATATCATTTAGTCAATCGGGCTCAGGAGTGACCAACACCAGTGTTTTCCAATTAGATCCTTATTTGGCCACGGCAACAAACATATATGCATTTACAGTGCGTGTTAATGGAGAGTTGTACAGACCTTACTTGGACTACGATTTTAACTCAGACAGTGCATATCAGCAGTATGATCTAGTGTTTAACACTGTGCCTCTAGCTGGCGCTGATATTTTAGTGTCTTCGGACAGCTATTTTGATTTTGTTGAAACACTGACAGTTCCGGGACTGAGTGAAAATGCTAGATTTGGTCATAGCATAAGTTGCAACAGCAACGGAAGTATAATTTTAGTTGGCACACCAAACACAAATTCAGCGCAAGGCGCCACCTATGTGTTTGATAGGAATGTACAACAATTCATCATCACTGATCCAACACAAACCAACTATACAACAGTGCAGAGTCTTGTGACTCCAGGCTATGTGTCAGCAACACTCAATGGGCAGTTTTTAGTTAACACCAATCAGAATATTAATGGAACATACACTGTTGATATTAGCTCGCCCGGCAACGAATTTGTCAACATTGGAACTCCGCTAGCTATTGGCGATGTTTTGGAAATTGAAACAAATCAAATCACGTTGGTAGAAGTAATAGTGAGCCAACAACCGGGTGATGATGCCGCGTTTGGATACAAACTGGATCAATGTGTCAACGATTGCAGCCTGTATATTTCGTCACCATTTAACAGTACAATTTTGCCCGAAGCTGGGCAAGTGGAATTTTTCCAGAACCAAAGCAGAGTATATGGAACTATAACATCAACAGTGGCCAACCCTGTGTTGACTGCTGGTGATTACATCAGGTTAAACAATCAGTATGTCGAATGTCCAGGGACCACGGTCAAGGATCTAGCAACTGCTGTGAATTCGGCTAACATACCCAACGTGGCTGCTACTCTGTTACCAGACCTTGTGCTAGTGGGTGATGGCGCCACACAGTCGTTTGACATCGGTACAATTTACACTGACGCAGTAAGCTACACTCCTGTGGTATACATTGATGATGTTTTACAAACAGTCAATGTTGACTACGTTGTAGTCAACGATGTTCAAATTAATTTCACTACTGCACCTGACTATCGTGCTGTCATTGTAGTTGTAGCAGGCAGAGTAACATTTAGTGTGATTAATTATGATGCTAGTACCCCGTTGAATCGTCTGCAAGTATTGCCAGGTACTGGAACAGCATTGGATGATCTAGGCCTAGAAATTTATGTGTGGCAGCAAACCATTATTGGCCCAAATCCACAACCACTGAGTCATTTTGGTCAAGGGCTATCTATCAGCAATAACACCACCACATTGTTGGTGGGAGCACCAAACGGTAACATGGTATCGCCAACTACATTTGACCATGGTACAACTTATTTTGATAGCCACAGCACTGTTTTTGCAGATTCTACTTTGCAAAGTGGCGTGGTATATTCGTTTGACGCATTACCGCCGGCTAACCCCACAGTGACTAATCCGTTGAAATTTGTATTTGGACAGCAATTTGTAAACTCGTCTATACAACCGTTGGACCAGTACGGCACAGCAATTGATTATACAACTGGAACATTGTTGATTGGCGCCCCTGGAAGTGATCTTGAAGACAGTGCACTAGCAAATTACGGCAAGGTAATTCAGTACCATAATGTGGATCAAGGGCCAGCCTGGAAACAAATTAGAGTTCAAGAAGAAGTGGTTGATGTGGCATTGTTGGACACCATCTACATGTACAACGCCGCAACTGGCGGCCCAAGCCAATATTTTGATTATTTTAATCCCTTGCAGGGACGATTGTTGGGAGTTGTTCGACAAAACTTAGATTACATTGGGGCAGTAAACCCAGCTGCCTATAACCAAGGACCGGTCAACAATTATGGACAGCGTTGGGGACAAGAACGTGTCGGACACATTTGGTGGGATACCAGCAATGTTAGATTCCTTGATCCAAATCAAGATGACGTTGTGTACGCCAGCCGTCGATGGGGTCAACCTTTCCCGGGCAGCTCCATTGATGTGTATCAATGGGTAGTCAGTGATGTAAGCCCAGCAAATTACACTGGGCCCGGAACACCACGAGACATTGACAGCTACTCAATGTCATCAAGTCTTGACTTGCAAGGGTTTGTGACAACACAGTATTACTTCTGGGTTACAGGGATTAGAACTGTGGATCGTTCTGCTAGAAAAACACTGAGTGTTGATACTCTAACACGATACATTGAGAGTCCAAGAAGCAGTGGCATTAGTTACATTGCTCCGTTGAATTCAAGCACAGTGGCAATCTACAATGGGTTAGAGTACATAAGTGCACAAGACACTGTCCTACACATTGAATTTGATAAACAGGCCACAGAAGCTGAAGTTCACGTCGAGTATCAGCTAATACCCGAAGGCAAAGCAGACGGCTTCTTGAATCCAACTCTGTACAGAAAACTCATAGACAGCTTGAGCGGAGTAGACACTGCTGGCAATGCAGTGCCTGATCCATTGTTGAGCCCCAGCCAACGTTACGGAATTGAGTTTAGACCACGCCAAAGCATGGTGGTTGATAGATTCCTGGCATTAAACAATTACCTAACACAGGCCAATAGTGTGCTGGCAAAATATCCCATCAGCGAAATTAAAAAGTTTAATATATTAAACAGTTTTGAAGCTGAGCCACCAGTCAGTAGTAATGCCTGGGACAAACGCCTGGCCAACATTGAAGAATTGAGTTATCAAGATCTGTATGAGGTACCAGTTGGCTATACATATCTAGTGGCCACAGACAGTACCAACAGTGGCTTATGGACCATTTATCAAGTAAATGCAACTGCACTATTAGCTGAACGATATCTAACTTTGATTAGAGTACAAAACTATGACACACGACTGTATTGGAATTACATTGATTGGTACAGCCCAACATATAACCAATTCACCAGGGTCAACGCCGAAGTGCCCAATCGAAGTAGTCTAGACACATTGACTTTACCAAATGGTTCCACAGTTAAAGTAACTTACAACTCTCAGTTAAAATGGGAAATCTATCAGTTAGTAAATGGACAATGGATCCGGGTGGGCTTGCAAGACGGAACGATTGAGTTCAAGAGTAGTCTATGGAGTTACTCAGTTGGTAGATTTGGATTTGACAGCGAAGTGTTTGACGCACAATATTTTGATCAAGCACCGGTTATTGAAACACGAAAAATCATTGAAGCCATCAATCAAGAATTGTTCATTGATGAACTGTTGATTGAACGCAATCGCTTGTTGATGTTGATGTTTAACTACATACTCAGTGAGTTAATTGCTCCGAGCTGGCTGATGAAAACCAGCTTGATTGATGTAGATCACACAATTCGAGATTTGGTACCTTATCAAATATATCGTCGAGATAATCAAGACTTTGTACTTGACTACATCAACGAGGTCAAACCTTATCATGTACAAATTAGAGAGTTTAATCTCAAGTATCAGGGACAGGACATCTTCCAGGGATCATTGACTGACTTTGATTTGCCAGCGTACTATGACACTGCGTCAGGCTTGTTTATTAGCCCAGTACTTGACAACACAGGAACAGTGAGTTCTACTAGCAGTAGACCCAGCACTGATCCAATTTGGCAGACTTTTCCGTGGAATCAATGGTACCAAAACTATCTGTTAACCATTAACGATGTCACAATTGTCAATGCTGGTAGCGGATATACTGTGCCGCCAACTGTTGTTGTAACTGGTGATTGTGTATCACCAGCTGTTATGACTGCGCAAATCAACAGTGCTGGAAAATTAATTGGCATCATAATAGTTGATGGTGGCGATGGTTATTCAGAAACTGCTACTATAACACTTGAAGGTGGCAATGGATCCGGTGCTCAAGTTGTTGCTGTGATGGGCAATGCACTTGTTAGAAATTTACTGACAGTGATCAAATATGACCGCTATCAATACCAAGCAAATCTTGCACAGTGGCAACCAAATGTGACTTATTTACAAGGTGCCCTGGTTCGATATGGAAACATTGTTTGGGAAGCCAATGTAACCAACACGGCTGACGATTTTGACACCGGCAGTTGGACAGTGATCCCTGCCGGTGAGTTATCGGGGGTTGACCGAACCATGGGCTATTATGTGCCCACAGTGGATCAGCCTGGACTAGACCTAGGACAACTAATATCCGGAGTAGACTACCCAGGAGTGCAAGTATCAGCCCCGGGCTTTGATCAAAACACAGGTTATGATCTAGGATTGTTTGATGCACTGCCATATGACAACATTGATTATGGCCCAGAAGGACAACCTACATATGATCCAGCAATATTGGACACCATATACGAAAGTTATTTCCTTGACAGTTACTTGGGCACACGCCCAACTGACATCAATGTTGATGGTGGTGCCTTTGTTGACACTTATGAAAGTCATGCCCCTGAAGAATTAGTTCCTGGCATAACATATGATACACTGGATATGAGAGTGTTTACAACACCAGGTGCAGGCTGGCAAGGAATTGGTCATGGTTCCCCGCATGCATCACGTGCGGTTGTGTTCGATACACTAGTACCTACACTGTCATTTGCTGACTTGTTGGATTACCCGTTTGTAGTTGAAGTGTATAATTCCACAACTGGGTTGGCCTTGACACCTACTAGCTACGATTGGATAAATTATCAATTTGATCTCAGCACCGGTGCGGTTGATGGAGACATCATTCAGATTCAAGCCTATGGTGTTGGCGGTGGAAATCAATTGTATATTAACAGCTTTATAGGCAACACAGTCAATGATGGATTAACAATACCATTCCCGGCTGCCGACATCAATGAGTTTGTGATCTACAATGGTGAAACATATCTAGAACCACAACGGTATACATTCTTCCCACTTGATGACTACAACACCTTGCTGTTATTCACAGATGACTACACTAGTAACGACAGAATTAATCTAGTTGCGCTTGGGTTTGCGGCGTCTGGGACAACGCACAGTTGGAGTCTACCAGTTACACAAATCTGGGTGTCTGACGGTGCGGCTAGCACATCCATAAGGGCCGATAGTCTCATTGGCACCAATCCAGTAAACTTGATTGTTACTCGAAATGGTCTGCGAGCAAGACCCTATGAAGGCGCAAAATATATTGGTGATGGCACCACAGTGACGTACGAGCTACCCACACGTGGGGGATACAGTCAATCTTTGATAGCTGACAACGATGTGTCAGTTTATGTCAACAACACTGCATTGATATTGGGTGTTGGGTATGTGGTTGACCCATATGATGGTATCAATCCAATGACAGTCACCATAACACAAACCCCTGCAGTTGATTCTTCAATTTTAATTGCAGTGAGAACACAGGCTCAATATTGGGTGACTGGTAATCAACTGCAATTCAGACCCAGCCAGGGATTCTTGCCACAGGTAGGAGATGTAATTGAGATTACAACTTGGAATGACACATCTGAACAAGATATAGTAACACAGGTATTTGTTGGACCAACTACCTCGGGCACACTAATTGGACAAGGGTATGATGAAAGTTTCTATGATTCTGGGGCGATAAACAACAGCCCAGGCACATTTGATTTTAGTCTAGGAATTCAGATCAAGTCAAATATTTTCTACACCGGACGAGATCTCAGTAAGCCCGAATCACTGACAGTGACACTAAATGGCAAGTTTATTTTCTATGGTCAGGATTACACCATTGATGGTTCAAACATTGTTGTTGCAGGACCCACTATTAATCCACAAGCAGTGTTGACAGTTATGTCAACTACAACAACTGTTGTTCCGGCAGCAATGGCATTTAGAATCTTCCAGGACATGCGTGGATTGCAAAGCACTTATCGTATCACACCTGATACTACAACTAAGTTGTCTCAAGCTCTTTCACAGACTGATCTGGTAATATATGTTGAAGATGCAAGTCGATGTCCTGAGCCAAAATTAGAATATGGTTATTTTGGACTGATAACCATCAATGGAGAGCGCATAGCATATCGTCAACGAGACTTGGCCACTAATACATTGCTGGGACTACGACGCGGCACAGCCGGAACAGCTATAGACAATCATGCAGTTGATTCTTATGTGTATGATATAACCAGCAACAATTATGTTCCAGTTGAGTACCAAAATTACTATGATCGACAGGAGTTCTTGGGTGATGGATCTACCACAGTATTTGCAACAGATTCTATAACAATTGATCCAACATTGACTCATGCAGTTGAAGTACTAGTTGGTGGAATATTACAAAATTCTGGATACTCAATCACAGCCGAAGATCCAGTAGTGGTCACATTTGCTACAGCACCTTTGGCCAATTACCAAGTCAGCATCCGAGTACTGAGAGCAGAAAGCTGGTATGAACCAGGCACAAGCACAGCCAGTAACGGTGTGCCCTTGCAAGAAACACAGACCAAAGCCGCAAGGTTTTTCCGTGGGGTTTAATACGTATAAATAAATCTATGACAAGCATCGATGAAAACAAAACCCAACCACCTGCTACTGCGGCTAACAAACGGCCCAACGAACAGGGACTCGTGCACATAGATGCATTTGTGAAGATAACTGATCCAAACACAAATGAAATTTTAATTGAGATAAGAGAATGAAGTCTACTATTCCAGTTGCAGTTGAGGGATTCATCAAAATATTTGACCCAAATAATGGCGAAATTTTTGTTTCAAAAAAGAACGCCATTCACTATGAAAATATGAGTATTGGCCTAGCACAGAGTATTGCAAATAAAAATTTGGGATTCATATATGCCATGGCGTTTGGCAACGGAGGAAGTGCAGTGGACCCAACCGGGGTCATCACGTATCTTCCACCCAACACCACAGGGCAAAACGCTGATTTGTACAATCAAACTTACATAAAAGTAGTTGATGACAACAGCGCAGCCAACACAGACCCCAGCAGAAACAAAATCACAGTGTTACACACTGCCGGACAAGTTTACACTGATGTGTTAATAAGTTGTTTATTAGACTATGGTGAGCCACCAGGCCAGCAACCATTTGATAACAGCACAAATTTTAATGGTGAGTACGTTTTTGACGAACTTGGGTTAAAAGCATGGGAAGGATCAAGCTCAGAGCTCATGCTCTTGACACACGTTATTTTCCACCCTGTGCAAAAGAGTTTGAATCGACAAATTCAAATTGACTATACAGTGAGAATTCAAACGCTAACTAACCTTAGTGTAGCATAAATATGCACAGAGAATCTTTAGATAAATATCAAGAGCACGGAGTAATCTAACATGGCGTATACCATTAATTTAACAGATGGCAGCATATTTGCTACTATAGCAGATGGTACCATCAATACCAGTTCAAGCATGATACTGGTGGGTAAAAACTATGCCGGCTACGGCGAGTTTTTAGATGAAAACTTTATTCATCTCTTGGAAAACGGTGCAAACAACACCGCACCAGGCGCACCTTTGACTGGACAACTTTGGTGGGATAAAACCAATAACTTGTTAAAAGTTTACAATGGTACTACCTTTAAAGTAATTTCTGCCAGCACAGCCAGTGCTAGTCAGCCAACCAGCAATGTCACTGGAGATCTTTGGTTTGATACCACAAATCAACAGTTGAAAGTTTACAATGGTTCTGCATGGATTTTAGTTGGACCAGCCAGCACCAGCGGACAAGGTACTTCGGGTGCCATTGTTACCACACTCACCGACAACGTCAGTGTTGACCATGTGGTGATTCAGTTATTTGTGCAAAATACTCTAGTTGGTATTATATCCAAAGATGCAACATTTACTCCAGTTCCGTCAGTCAGCGGGTTTACTACAATCAGTCCAGGCATACAATTAAGTACCACTGTATCAAGTGCTTTGTTTAGAGGAACTGCTACAGATGCTCAGTTACTAAACACTCTATCTAGCACACAATTTTTACGCAGTGATGCCAATGACACTACATCGGGCACATTGGGCATACTCAATGACAGTGGAGTAACTGTTGGCTTGGACCAAGATGCCAAGATTTCTGTCAATACTGCAACTTCTGAAGTAACATTTCAGAATCAAACACAAGATGGCAATCTTAGTTTTAAAATCAATGATGGTGGCGTAACAACCACTGCTATTTTTGTCAACGGATCCACTAGCGCAGTTAGTATCCCTACAACACTGTCAGTGACAGGCAACGTAACTGGTGGAAACTTAGTAACCAGTGGAGCATTCCAGGCAGCATCAATTAGTGCAACTGGCAATATCACTGGTGGCAATTTAGTCACCACAGGTGTTGTCAGTGTGACTGGAAATGCCACTGTGGGCAATATCAGTGCAACCAGCATTGTTGGTACATTGACCACAGCAAGTCAACCCAACATCACAAGTCTGGGCGCATTGTCATCATTGGGTGTGGCTGGTAATGCCACAGTGGCTGGGACAATATCAGTCAACACAAACGGTGGAGTGTTGGCCATTCTCAATGGCGGTGGTAACGGAGTAGGTAATATTGGCAGTTCGACTAGCTATTTTAACACAGTATTTGCAACTTCGACTAGTGCTCAATATGCCGACGTTGCTGAAAGATTTTCATCTGATTCAGCGTACGAAGCAGGTACTGTGGTTGAGTTAGGTGGTGTCCACGAAGTCACAATTAGCAATGAAGATCTAAGTGAAAATGTGTTTGGTGTGGTAAGTACACGAGCAGCTTATTTGATGAACTCTGGTGCAGGAAATGATGCAACGCATCCACCGATTGCTATGACCGGACGAGTACCAGTTAGAATATCGGGAAAAATCAATAAAGGTGATAGATTAGTCAGTGCCGGTAACGGATTGGCCAGGGCTGCTCTACCCGGAGAAGCCACAGCGTTTAATGTTATCGGACGTGCACTTGAATCTTCAGATAGTTTGACTTCTCAAACTGTAGAAGCTATAGTAACAATAAAATAAAAAAGAGGTTAACTAATTATGACTTATTCAGCAGGCAGCACCATTGTTGCAACCGACTATAATGGATTTGTATCAGACACAGCTGGTGCAAATGTCAACGACGTTTGGGCCGCGGGGGCAACTGACAAGGGTTGGGGGCAAACAGCCCTTGGCACAGTGTCAGCCGCAGGAACCGTGACAGCAACACAGTGGGCCAGCTTGGTCAACACATTGAGTTCAATGGGCAGTCAAACTAGCACTGCTCTTACATCAAGAACTGCTCCTGTTGCTGGTAATACTATTAATATCCTGGCAGCATTAAACACTGACTTGATCAATGTCACCACCAATCGAGGTAATGCGGCTGCTGTGGGCAGTCAATTCACAGGATGGAGCGGAACCTCAGCAAAAACCTCAGCAACTGGTTCTGGCAGTAGTGCCTGGACAATAACATTTACACACACTGTGACATGGGCCAGTGCTGCCGCAGCTCGATATTTCTTTAATGCCGGCGGCCTAATTAAATGGCAAGTGGGTAAATCATCAACAGGTAATTTAGCCGATGCTGAGTGGAACGACCTGGCTGGCACACTGTGCGGAGCAATTTACATCAGTGGCCGAGTCAATGGCGCGGCACAAACCATTGCTGGCACTAGCTACACTGGTACCACCAAAATTGGCGGAACTGGTAGCCCTAATGCTTTGACCACATCAGTTGGTTGGTATCAATTGACGACAAGTGATTCACTGATCTATCGTCAGTATGCTGATACTGCACCTTACACGGGACAGTACATTGCAATTAATGCAAAAACAGCAGGTTCGGGTACACAGTTGGTGTTGACAACTACTTGGGTTGATCCCGGCGGTTCTGGCACAGGATCCAGTGATGTTATTTCGGGCGGAACTGCTCCCAGTGGTGTTACTTTAGGCACAGCACCGGCCACCGTGGTTTCATATTTCCCACCATCAACAACTTATTTGACCAACACTTGGGGTACGCCCACTGTGGCGGCCACAACTACTTAAACTGGTTATCTTTCCAAAATAAAGGGCCTCTGGGCCCTTTACTTTTATCAAAATTTCGTTTATAATAGTAGGATGAATACTAATAACCTAGTTGAATTTTCACGTGCTCGATTTGACCACGAAGCATCACGACGTGTACTCAAAGAAAAATATCAAGCCAAAATGATTTTTGCCTACAACGGAGGTATGTGGTGTGCAGGACCTGATCTGTTGACAGTGCTGGCAGCATGCCCAGATAGAGACTCTGCTGTGATACTTGACCTATATGAAACTCCGGTGCAAATTAATGTAGCAGATCTTGAACTGGCAGCACAGCAACGTTGGCAAGAACAAATGCATGCCTGGCATATTGAATACGAAACACTGAGAAAAAATAGATGACCACTGGCGCACTTATATTTGCGTTTAACAATGCTGACATTGATTATGTTGAAATGGCAGCCTGGTCAGCTCACAGGATTAAAAAATATTTAAATATTCCGGTGGCAGTGGTCACCGACTCAACAACTGCAACGCAATACGCATCGTTTGACCAAGTGATCAACACAGATGTAACCTGGGACGGACACCATAGATATTTCACTGACTTGGACAAGTCGGTGCCTTGGTATAATGCCAATAGAGTTGATGCATACCAGCTGACGCCTTGGGATAAAACTCTGGTGTTGGATGCCGATTATGTGGTCAACAGCGCCAGCTTATCGTCAGTGTTGAAATGCAACAAAGACTTTATGTGTCATCGTCATGCCCGGGATATTAGATCCGTTGACAATTGGGATTTGAATTATTTTGGCACATGTGATTTTCCCATGTGGTGGGCCACAGTGATGATGTTTCAAAAATCACCAATAGCCCAACATATTTTTAATTCAATGACCATGATTAGAAATAATTGGCAACATTACCGTAATCTGTATGGAATTGCACAAAGTCAATATCGCAACGACTATGCATTGAGTATCAGTCTTGGGCTGGTCAGCGGACACACACTGATTACCACTGATATTGCTGGCAGTATATTGACGCTGACCCCCGAAGTTCAGTTAGCACCAGGTGATCAACACAATGAGTTCAACATCACTTGGCAGGATATATCGGGTAAAACAAAACGAGGTCAATTAGTTGACTGTGATTTTCATGCCATGGGCAAAAAACAACTAGGAGGTATAATTGAAGCTGATCGCAGAGCGGGGCTATTTAATACCAGCCATTAACACAGACACCATTGATTATGTTGCATGTGCTGAACGCCTAAAACACAGCATACTGCACTGGCATCCCAGTGCCAACATCACAATCATGACCCTGGATGATTTGCCGTATGGTGACAAAGGTGGCCAAGCCAACGACTGGCAAGTGTTCTACGCCAGCCCGTATCGACAAACAATCAAGCTTGAGGCTGACATGTTTTGTTCCAGTCCCATTGACCACCACTGGACCTTGTTTGAAAATCGAGATGTTGTCATCAGTCAAGGATGTAGAGATTTATATGATCAACCATCCAAGTCCAGACATTATCGTAAATTGTTTGATCAAAGCAATCTACCAGATGTGTACAATGCAATAACCTATTGGCGTAGAAGCGAAGTTGCCAAAACATTTTTTACCTGGGTTAGACAAATATTTGAAAATTGGGAACAGTACAAAACCTTGCTAAAATTCCCCGACCCCATGCCCACCACCGATGTTGTGTATGCAATGGTAGCAACAATACTGGGAGTGGATCAAGTGTGTTTGCCACCCGGTGTCGGCCCAAACATAGTACACATGAAAAAGCACATCATAGGAACACAAACTGAAAACTGGACCAAGGAGTTAGTATGGGAAATACATCAAGGTAATCTAAGAATCAACACAGTTGCTCAATGGGGGTTGGTACATTATCAAGTCAAGGAATGGTGCAAGCATGACTGACAACACAACAATTTTTCTAGACTTTTGGCAAAATTATCAATGGCCAGACACAATACCCACAACTTACAAATTGTACCACAATGGTGATGGCGAACCAATAACTTACAGCGTAGAAGATTTGTCTGGTAATTATATAGACATCACTGCTGATGAATTTTTATCTGCAGACATGAATGTTGTTGTAAAAGATAAAAAAATTCACAAAATTGTGGTTACCCGACTATCTAAATTAAAACCCAACAATGATACTGGTACAGCATGTCACCCCAATGATATCACTGTGATAGTAAACAATGATCAACCACATAAATTATGGTGTTTAACACATGACAAATATTGACATAGCAGACCTAGACTGCATTTATCTCACCTACGATGAACCACAGCAAGAAGAATTCTGGGTTAAAATTCGCAACATGGTCCCATGGGCAAAACGTGTCAATGGAGTCAAAGGCAGTGACGCCGCGCATAAGGCCGCTGCCGATGCCAGCGAAACTGAAAGATTCATTCTGATAGACGGGGATAACCTGCCTGATGCTAAATTTTTTAATCTCACGCTTGAACTTGAAAATCCAGACTATCTCAAAGCTGTGTTTCGTTGGCGTGCCCGCAATCATGTCAATGGCTTGATGTATGGTAATGGAGGTCTAAGTTCGTGGACTCGAGAGCATGTGTGGAATATGCGCACACATGAAGCCACAGATGGTCGTACTGAAACTGAAGTAGAGTTTTGTTTTGATCCCTTGTATTGGAGTATGCATGACTGTTACTCAACTACCTACCCCAATGGTAGTCCCAAACAGGCCTGGCGTGCAGGATTTCGTGAAGGTGTCAAAATGTGCCTGGATCGTGGTCGGCGTCCCAGCCTGGGCGAATTTCGAGATCGCGTACACCAGCGTAACCTGGACCACTTGACAATTTGGCACAATGTAGGCCTAGATGTTGATCAGGGAGCCTGGGCCATTGCTGGTGCAAGGATGGGCACATACAAGACAATGCTCACTGACTGGGATTATCGAGAAGTGCAAAGTTTTGATAACTTAGAACAAATTTGGGATTCAATTAACGGCATAGATCCCGGCGAATTAATTGTCCAGTATCAAACCCAATTACAAACACAACTGGATTTGCCAATGAATATTTTACTGCCCAAGGAGAGTGAATTTTTTAAACATCACTATCGTGGCAACTGGCACAATCAAGGTGTCATGGTTCGTGAAATAGATGTTATTAGAAAGCACGAAGGATGGTAAAAAATATTTTAATAATTGCTGACCTAGGTGCCGCCGGTAATTTAATTAAGAATTTACTTTGGTTAAGTTCAGAAGTGGACTGGCCGATACCCAAAGATAAAAATACAACCATATTAAATCAATACACCGCAGATACTAGTTTTACACAGTGGTTACACAAAGAATCTCAGTTGAGAGTTTGGAAGCACTACTATGGGATTGACCTATCATATGACTTGGATTACTCAACATTTAATAAACATTTTATCAAAAAAGATTTGCCAGTTGTTTTTTTAAATCACTCAGCTTTCTATCAATTGAACAAAGTCGGCGAATTCGTTGACAATTTTACTACATTGTATATTCGACCAGTCACAGACTTTGGGCTTGAGTGGCAGGTAAGGAGTTATTGTGAAAAAAAATCTGTGGAACAATTACATAATTTTTCGTTCAACAATAGCCCAGAACAGGAGCGTGATGAATTTATAAGAATTAATGGTCACGATGCATATTATCGTCTTAACATAGATAATATGCGTGAGATAATTAGAGATAGACAACATCACCTGGATAAAATAATTCAAAATAAAATAGACCTTGAAACTATTTTATCAGGTAGCACAGATGAAATTGCCAATGCTTTGCCGGTCACAGTTGATAAAGCACTAATTACTAAAGTAGTCACCACCTGGCGCAGTCTACACTGGCCGCTAGAAACCACACTTGACTGGGAATATACCAATGTCTAACACAGTTGAATTATTTGAAAAAAGAATAGCCGAATTTTATGGAGCAAAATATGCAGTAGCTGTGGATTGCTGTACACATGCAATTGAGTTATGCCTAAGAATGCTAAACCCAACAGCAGTTACTTGCACTAGTAACACTTATTTGTCAATTCCAATGACATTTGAAAAGCTAAATTTGGAATGGGCGTTTGTTGAGGAAGACTGGCACGACTATTATTACATTGGAAATACAAACATCATTGATGCCGCAGTACACTGGAAGCGTGACGGTTATGTTCCTGGATCATTAATGTGTTTAAGTTTTCAATATAGAAAGCATTTAAACTTGGGTCGAGGCGGCATGATATTGTTAGATAACAAAGAACAATACGAGCAATTATCTAAAATGCGCTTTGATGGTCGTACTGATGATACGCCCTGGAAGATGCAAGATATAACAACTATTGGATACCATTACTACATGACTATTGAGACTGCCCAACTTGGGTTAGAAAAATTAAATCAAGCAATTGAACGATCACCAGTCAAGCAAGGACATCAAAATTATCCACATTTACCATCATTCACAGTTTTTAAAAACAAATGAAAAAAATTATAAGAGTTCAAACAGTTGATACGCAAATATTAGATTTAGATAATTTAATTATTGAACTCAGTCATCACATGATTACACAACCCAACTTGTTGGTAAGGATTGGGATGATGGGCGAAGGTCCGTGCTTGACAACAATGGGCCTGTATTCATTGCTGGATAAATTGTGTAATCGATTCAATTTCCCCAAAAGCCTTGTTGAAATATTTACTGCCAATCTAATAGAGCATCATGCCGAATATAAAATTATTCGACAACATCAAATGTACGAGCTAGAAGCCGCACGAGAGCATGCCAATGAAATATTAGACAGTACCAAGACCTTTGATACAGGGTTTAAACATTTTGGTAATTTTATTAGTCACGGAAATCAATATAGATTAGAATTATCCAGTTATCTTTATAAAAATCATAAAAATAAATTAATCAACACTTACCATTGCAATCGCACAGAAACATATCATCGACCACACTTGGGAGTAGAGGATATGATACATGCTGGGCACTCAAAGGACAAAGTTGATCAAGCAATTGATTTAATTTTTCAAAGTCCAATCCAGGTAGAAAAAATAGATAGCTATCCGATTCTTTGTCCGGCAACATTAAACATTACCAAGGTATATCCAGATTTTTTCGTTGAATTGGCATGCAATACACATTATACTGGTAATTTATTTTATGTTGATGAAAAAATCTGGAGACCAATGTTAATGAAAACACCATTTATCATACAAGGGCCTCAAAATTTTATTAGCAACTTACAACAGCTAGGGTTTAAAACATTCAGTAATTGGTGGGATGAAGGATATAGTGAAGTCCCTGAGGATCAGCAAGTACCGATAATTTGTAATTTAGTTGACCATCTAAGTAAATTTGCTGTTGATGATTTAAAAATAATGTACAATGAGATGTTACCAATACTAACACACAATTATAACTTGTTGTTTAGTTTATCTGACTCAGATTTTAATCGAGTGTTTAATGACAAATAAATCTGATTTTTTAACTGCGGCCGAGGGGATGAAGAATACGTTGGGTCCTGCATTATGTCTGGCAAAATGGAAACAAGTCAGCCTTCATTTGCCAACCGGATTGAATAATTCATGTTATCACCCTCCCTTGCACAAAATTCCCATTGAAGAGATTGGCAAGAATCCTGGGGCATTGCATAATACCCCACATAAAAAGGCACAACGAGCATTGATGTTAAATGGTGTTAGACCCAGTGAATGTCAGTATTGTTGGAACATGGAAGATCTAGGTGAAATGAGTGATCGACATTATCGTAGTGGCGAACCTTGGGCCGCTGTAGACCTAGATAAAATAAAAAATTCAACAGGAGAAGAAGATGACGTTATCCCCAGTTACGTGGAAGTTAATTTTAATCATGCTTGTAATCTTAAATGTAGTTATTGCTCACCTCAATTTAGTTCAAGTTGGCAAGATGAAATGGAAAGACACGGAGCCTACCCCACCAGTCGCCCTCATAATGCTCCTGATCATTTCAGCGGTGATCGCAGACCTATTCCTAATCGGGTTGCTAACCCTTACGTAGATGCATTTTGGGAATGGTGGCCAACTTTGTATCCCAAATTAAAACATTTTCGCATGACTGGTGGCGAGCCTCTAATGGACCGGAACACTTACAAGGTGTTTGATTATGTGTTGGCTATGCCTAAGCCAGATTTACATTTAAATGTCACTAGTAACTTTAGCGTGGAAGATGCATTGTTTGAAAAATACATAGGCTATGTCAAACAACTATGTAATACCAACATAGAACACTTTATGCAATATGTGAGTCTAGATACTGGTAACTTCTTACAAGCCGAGTACATACGACACGGACTTGATAGCGCCAGGCTGATTGACAATGTACTGCGCTACTTAGATGAAGTTCCTGCTAGAAACAGTCTCACCTTCATTGTCACAATGAACAATCTTTCTGTGACCGGCCTACAAAGTCTGATGGAATGGATCTTGCAACTAAGAAAAACATTTAGCAAAACATATCAACGTGTTTGGTTTGATACACCAGTGTTGCGTACACCTGATTGGCAAAGTCTGCAAATTTTGCCCGAAAGCTATGCTTACCAACTGGAGAAAACGGCTGACTTCATGGAAGCTAATTTGGAAACTGCTAGTGATCCTTTTCATGGATTCAAGGACTACGAAGTCCAACGCCTGCGCAGAGACGTTGCTTGGATGCGTGAAGGCCAAAACAAAGACAACACTCAAAAGCAAGCTGATTTTTATCGTTTCTTTAGCGAACACGATCGTAGACGAGGTACAGACTTTTTGCAAACTTTTCCTGAAATGAAGTCCTGGTGGGCTGAATGTGAGTACCATGCTCGGCAATCGTAAATTAATCGTAGATACCCACAGTGAAATTTACAGTATGATCAAGGATCGCACTGATGATGTATTTTGGAATTTAAATGAGCATATCCAAAAAGGTCAAGTAGTGCCCAATGCTGTGTATGTTATTGGCAGAGAGCAGATTCGATTATATGGTAACTTATTACGCACACTAATTGACAGTGCCAAAATAAAAGTTGTGTTTAGCAGTCCTTCAGAAGGATCTGAAACATTAAAAAGTCATTGTTATCTGTATGGTATTTCTGATCTAGTATTAGATAATAGCATTATATTAGTTGGCGGCGGAGATATGGACGATAGATGGCCGTGCTTAAAGTATGATAGTTTTTTACCCAAAGTATTAGATTACAATGAAAATATATTGGCTATTTCTAGATCAAATGAAATTTATAATAAAACAAATAAACCTTATAAATTTTTATTTCTAAACGGTCGTACAAGGCCGCATAGAAAATATTTGCTAGAACAATTACGAATATCTGGACTATTGGATCAAAGTCTCTGGACTTGGTTAGATCTTACCACCGGACTGTCACGTAACATTACATGCATGCACCATCAAGAAGATTTACTTGGCCGTCCAAATGAAATAAAATATTTGCCAATTGAATACGAATTTGATAATTTTCAAGACCGTATCACTGTTGACCCCAAGGGTAGCAATGCATTTATTAAAATGCATTTGTTTAAAAATAGTTGGGGAGACATATATCTTAAATCTGAACCTTATATTGACACTTACTTTAGTTTGGTAACTGAAACTGTGTTTGAATATCCTTATAGTTTTAGAACAGAAAAAATTTGGAAGCCTATTGCCATGGGGCATCCGTGGATTGTTGCATCAAATCAAGGGTATTACAGAGACATACGCAATTTAGGATTTCAAACATTTGGGCACGTGATTGATGAAAGTTTTGATAGTATTGAAAATACTCAGGACCGATTGGAACGAATCACCCAAGTAGTTCGGGATCTATGCCAGCAAGACCTTGCAAGTTTTCTCAAAGAGTGTTATAATGTATGTAAATATAACCAACAACATCTCGCAGAACTGCGACCCCAAGTTCAGAAAGAATTCCCCGATCGTTTCTTTCAATTTTTAAAAGACCAACACTTTGAATGATTTAGAATTTCGTCAACAAGTATTAGATCCACTCAGTGGCAGTTTTTGTGCGGCCAAATGGTACAATGCAACCATCTGGTTGGGTAGTGGCATGACTACAAGTTGCCATCATCCTCCGGCCCATTTAGTCGACAAAGATAAAGTCGGTGCTAACCCTAGGCTGTTGCACAATACTGATCAAAAGAAAGCGGATCGTGCAAAAATGTTAGCAGGTGAACGCCCAGCTGGTTGCGAATACTGCTGGAAAATTGAAGACATGGGTCGTGACGCTGTGAGTGATCGTGTGTATAAAAGCAAAATATATCCCATAAAGGCTCTTAATGAAGCATATCAAACACCTTATACCGAAGATGTTAACCTCCGTACCTTGGAGATTGCTTTTGATCGCACTTGCCAGTTTGCTTGTAGCTACTGCAATCCTGCTTTTAGTAGCACATGGGTTAAAGATATACGAAACAACGGAGCTTACCAGGGCCTGGTTAGTGATGGTAGGAATCACTTTACTCATGATCACGCTTCCGCTCAACTTTACCGATTCGGAGAAAGAAATCCCTACGTGGATGCGTTCTTTGAGTGGTGGGAAACCGACCTCCACCGGACACTGCAAGAACTTAGAATAACCGGCGGCGAGCCACTGATGAGTGGCTATACATGGAAACTGATTGACTGGTTCAAAGAAAATCAAGGCAAAAGTACCACCAAACTAGCCATTAACTCAAATCTGGGCTTTGACACTGAAAAGCTCAACGAGTTTATTGAAGCCATACGGCCGCTACCTCACGTAGAACTGTACACCAGTATGGAAGCCATTGGTTCACAAGCTGAGTACATACGTGACGGATTGGATTATCAACAATGGTTGGACAATGTACACACACTGTTAAAGAGCAACACAGTAAAAGCTGTGCATGTGATGTGCACAATAAATGCTCTTTGTTTAGACACCCTGCCTGATTTATTGAGTCGACTGATAGATTTAAAACAATTGTACGGGCGCCAAAAAGTTAATTTTACATTAAACATCTTGCGTTTCCCCAGCTTCCAGAGCGCACTTGTGCTGCCAGATGAACTACGAACACAATATAAAAATGTGTTAGCTGAATGGGCATACAAGAATCGCGCCAATCCTTGGTTGCATGAACATGAGATAAATCACACACAGAGATTAATTGATTACCTAGATGTAGTCAAGACACCGCACTCTGACGCATTTGATATGCCAAAGTTACATAATGATTTCCGTGCATTTTATCGTCAATACGATCAACGCAGAAAAAAAGACTTTGTAGCAACATTTCCTAAATTAAAAGAGTTTTATGACCTACCAGTATAACTCCACAGACTTGGTGAAGCCCGTGGCTCTTACAGAGCGTGAAGAATTCTTATTAAAAGATTCCAAGACCTTTTGCATTTACCCTTGGATACATTTACATGCTTATCCCACAGGCGAAGCATATCCTTGTTGTCATGCTGAAATGAAACCAGGTGTTGTGGGTAATTGCAGAACCAACACACTGGCGGAAATCTGGCGTGACAAACCCATGCAGAAACTTCGTGCAGACATGCTGAGTGAGACCCCACATGCCGCTTGTACACGCTGTTATGAGCAAGAAGAGTCGGGATTTTTTAGCGGGCGTCGTAGTGCCAACAAGCATCACGGGCACCATGTCAAAAAGCTAGAGGCAAATCCGTTTGAAATGACCTATTGGGACATTCGTTTCTCAAACTTATGCAACCTAAAATGCCGTAGCTGTGGGCATATCTTCAGTAGTCAGTGGTATCAAGACCAAGCTCGATTAGCAGGCCCTGAGTGGAAAAATCAAAATACTGTGCTAAACTATGCTGGACGCACAGAAACAGACATGTGGACGCAGTTAGAGCCGCATTTGGATTATGTTGAACAAGTATATTTTGCCGGGGGTGAGCCATTATTAATGGAAGAGCACTACAATATTCTAGAAGAATTGCTAAAACGTGGACGCCGTGATGTCCGATTGATCTATAACACAAATTTTACACATACTGATTTAAAAGGTCGCAGTGTATTTGAGTATTGGAAAGAATTTGATTCTGTTGCTGTGGGAGCAAGTTTAGACGGGTCAGGCAAGTCGGCAGAATACATACGTAAAGGTACCAAGTGGGCAGATGTTGTACAGAACCGTGAAGATATGTTGCGTATTTGTCCCCAGGTTGATTTTTATATCAGCCCCACACTCAGTATATTAAATGCCTGGCATTTGCCCGACTTTCATAAAGAATGGGTTAAGGCTGGTTTAATTCGTGCGCAGGATTTAAATGTAAACATACTACAAGATCCCTTGCATTATAGAATAGACATTGCACCTGCAGAATACAAAACACAATTGCAAAATCGTTATAGAGATCACATAGACAATTGGCTACAGGGAAAAGATCCATTGCAACGTGCCACACAGGGATTTGAGTCTGCAATACAGTTCATGATGGCCACAGACAACACTCATTTGATTGATACATTTTGGCGCAAAACACATGAACTCGATTCCATGCGTGGAGAAGGTTGGCGTGAAGTTTTACCAGAATTAAAGGCATTAGAATGAGTAATTTAAAAAAGATCGTCAGCGAGCAACATTATCGCAGGAGCCAACAAGTAGGCTGGCCCAATTATCTAGAATTTGTTAGTGGCGCCACAGTGGACAACATTGAAGTAGCTCAGCAAATATCAGAATTTGTGCAACGTTGTCAAGACAGCTATCAAAGATTGATAGAAAAAGGCCTAGAAGCCACAGCCGGGAACCAGGCAGGTCAACGGCAAGTATTTTTTGACAAACGATTCCAGGGTGACACACACTGTACTGTTCCCTGGGAAACCATGAGTGTGGGTAGTGAAGGTACCGTGACTATTTGTATGAGTCCGGCTTGGATACCTGTGTCAGTGGGTAATGTGCTGACAGCAGATGACATTTATACTGACATACTCAATAGCCCATCGGCACAAAGCATACGTAATGAAATATTACAAGGTAGATATTATTATTGCAACAACACACTGTGTAGATTCTTTGATCATTATGATAAAAAACTTTATCAACAAGCCCCAGAGGACATTGCTGACATTGCTGACTTTGATGCACTAGCCCCGGTGACTGGAAATGACACTTGTGTGACACAAATACCCAGGAATATCATATTTGATTTTGATCCCACTTGCAATTTACGTTGCCCCAGCTGCCGGTTTAATGTGATCAATTATAACAAGCATCCTGAATTTCGAGCCAATAATGACAACATTGCTGAAAAGATCAAGCATTTGATTATTGACAACATTGGCACTCAACCTATTGAGATACGTTGGGCAGGCGGCGAACCCTTTATCAGTGAAGTTTATCTTGATCTCATGGACTATATCATTGCCACTGGTCGGAGAAACATTCGACACGTTATTCAAACCAATGGTAGTTATCTGAAAAAGAAACAGGAATTGGTGACAAAACTACTGCCATTTATTAATGAACTACGCATCAGTTTTGATGCTGCCACTGCTGAAACATACAGTCGTGTGCGTGTAAATGGGCAGTGGGACTTGTTGCTGGAAAATGTGCGTTGGGTACAAGATCAAATCAAACAGCAAGGCCTTAAAGTTCGTGTCAAAGCCGATTTTGTAGTACAATTAGACAACTATCAAGAAATACCACAGTTTAGAACACTGTGTAATGAATTGGGCATTAAGCAAATAAACTTTCAACGCATGTGGAACTGGAATACCTGGCCCATTGAAGAACTGGATAGACGCAACGTCTACAACGCCAATCACCCTCTTTACCCTGAGGTTATGCGCCTGTTAGACAGCATTGGCGATTCTGAAGGCAGCATATTGATAGAGGATCTAGGATTGAAAAAGGACCTAACATGAACATACCACACGATAAATTTTGCGTACTACCCTGGGTTAGCCTAGAGGCCAGTCCCATTGGCACTGTGCGTCCTTGTTGTTTAGCTGACGATGAGCTAGTGGATGACACCGGCAACAAGTTCAGTTTACTCACTGCTGACTTTGCTGACATACAAAACAGCGCCAGCATGCGTGGCCTACGTGAACAGTTTCTTGCAGGCAAACAACCACAAACGTGCCGTAAATGCTGGAATGAAGAACGTTCAGGCCGCACATCAAAGCGCATGCACACCCTGGAACGAATGAAGCACATGGGTATTACATCAGATTGGACAGCAGACGCTAAACCTTTGATGTTTTTAGATCTAAAGCTGGGCAATATCTGCAACTTAAAATGTCGTATTTGCGGTTCATGGAGTTCGAGTCAATTTGCCACAGAAGAAATTAATCAGTTACCACGGGAAAAGCAAAAACAATCATTTCCCTATCAAATGTTAAAGGCCGGAGCATGGCCCAGAGAAAATGAAAGTTTCTGGAACGAAATTGATCAGTGTTTGAATGACATACGCTATATTGAATTCACTGGCGGAGAGCCATTCATGATTGATCAACACTTTGACATGTTGCAAGGCATTGTTGATCGTGGCATTGCTCATCAAGTTGAAATCCACTACAACACAAATGGCACACACTTCCCCGAAAAAGCAGAAGCTATTTGGAAGCACTTTAAAACAGTGGAAATTGCGTTTTCGATTGATGACTTACGAGAAAGATTTGAATATCAGCGTTCAAATGCTGTGTGGAGCGAAGTAGTCTTTAATATTGATCGTTTCCGTTTACTCCGGGAAGACTATCCCAATATTCAATTACAATGCTGTAGCACAGTGAACATATTCAATGTGCGTTACATTGATGAACTGGCTCGCTGGATTGTGGAACAACAATTTGATTTTGTGTACTGGAACATGATGCACGATGCATGGTATTTCAGCATTGCCAACTTGCCAACCAAAGCCAAAACGGCCATTGCTGATCATTTGCGTCAGGCCGAAATACCTGTAAAATATCAAACTGAATTTGATAGTATAATTGATTTCATGATGAATGGTCCTGACACAGACGGTGCGCAAATGCTGAGAGAAATAAAGAACTTGGACCAACGCCGGGGTCAAGACCTGGCCCAGGTGGAACCGGAGTTTGCTCAAGTAATTGACTATGTTAGAATTGACTAGGCCCGATGAATAAAATAAACCTGGTATTGCATCCTAAAGAATATACTAGCTTTAAGATAGCATATCTCCGCCCGTTGTTTAATCTGTATTTCAACATAACTATTTTTGACGAATCTGTTAATTACCCCAATAAGACATTATTTGTTACTGGGCAATCTTTTGATAAAACTTGGGCCAAGATGTTACATAAATCTGGCCATAAAGTCATAGTTGATAATTTGTGGGACATAGAAAAAGTTACCACTGATTTTTACACACTATACAATAAAAACTGGTATTGGTATAATGAATCTCTTTGGTATCAAAGTTTAGGGTATAACACATACGCACCCAATAGGAATTATTCTAAATTAGCATTTATGCCAATTAATCAAAAAAAATCTTATAGAGATCTTTTAGTAAACAAGTTAAGCAGTCGACTCGACCAGTTTATCTACAGTTACAACAGTGAGTTGCAAGGAGACAACAAAACTGGACTAAATTGGCAACGCTATTTTAATCCAACCTGGTATGATTCTACCTATTTTAGTCTGGTGGTCGAAACAAAAGTTAGAGCATCTGCAACTGGCACAGTGTTTATATCTGAAAAAACATATAAACCCATAGCACTTCAACATCCGTTTTTGGTATACGGGCCTCCTAATATATTAACAAGTCTTAAAGATAACGGATTTGTAACTTACGAAAATCTGTTTGACGAGTCATATGATCAGTTAACAGACATTGATACCAAGGTAACAGCCATGCTAGACAATGTTGATAACTTTAAACAAGTATCATACGATAGACTCACACTAGATAAGATTCAGCACAATTACAATCATTTTTTTAACAAATCTTTAATTGTAAATAAAATTAAACAAGAAATAATAGACCCTCTAATAGAATATGCAGAAACCTGAATCATTGTGCCTGGCGCCTTGGACACACACATACCTAAGTCCCCAGACCGAGCGCAGGATGTGTTGTGCTAGTAGAGAGCCAGCCAACAATTTTAAACAATACATAGATACATCAGCGGGCACTGGCAAATACATTCCTGTCAAGCTAGAAGATCACTGGAACAATGATCACATGCGAGGAGTTCGTCGACGAATGATGGCTGGGGAAACCTTGCCTGAGTGTGATGTATGCAACAGTAAATTGCTGAACACATCGGTTTATCGAGACTATTTTTGGCACTTATTCAAACACAAACTGCCCGAGGTGTTTGAAACAACATCCAGTGATGGGCACACCACCATGAAGCCAGTGAGCTGGGATTATCGATTCAGCAATCTCTGCAATTTTAAATGCAGAACATGCGGTGACATGTTGAGTTCATCTTGGGAAAGTGAACAACGACAGAACAACATGATAGACTGGAGCAATACAAAAAATGCTTGGATGCTGCCAGAAATAAAACAGCAAATAACACAGTTTCAAGATCAACAAATCGAAGCAGAGTTTGCCGAAGCTGTGGAACAACACCGAATAGAAGAAATTTACTGGGTTGGTGGCGAGCCCCTAATGTATGAACAACATTGGCGCTACATGAAACGCATAATTGAATTAAATGATGGAGGCAAGGTATATGCAAGGTATAACACCAATCTTAGTCGCGTTGATTTTCGGGGTAGTAATCTATATCGTGATATTTTATCTAATGTTCGCGATTGGCAAATCTGTGCCAGCCTGGACGGAAC